CTCCCTTGTGTACTTTTGTTGTAATTCTCTTTCAAATTGTTCAGCATAACTGTATACTGCCATTAAAAATCATCTCCATTTCTTATTTTTTATTACCGAAAATACTAGATATAGCATCTTCTGCATTTGATTTTGACCCATTAGCTCCAGCACCTATTTGTTGGAACCCTTTATTATCTTGTTGATTAGTACCTTTTAATTGAGGTACATCTTCTAACACTTTATTTAGTGCAGCTGTTATTAGATTTTCATCAATCTCACCTTTTTCATTAGTTACTTTTGATAAGTCAGCTAACTTAGTAATATAAGGAATTGTATTAGCTTCAATTCCAAGTCCTAAAGCTTGTTTGTAAGCTACATCATCAACCTTAGCTTTAACTATCTGAGCTTTTAACTGTTCATTCTCCTGTTGAAGCGTTGTTAATGTAGCAGTCTGCTCTTGTGCTTTAGTCTGCTTACTAGTTTTAAAATCTTTAATAGCCTGGCTGATATCCTCTTGGGACATTCCTTGTTGTTCAAAGTAAGATTTCAATATAGAATTTTCCTTACTTTGAGTACCTTTATTAATTATTTCCGCTAGCTTATCATAGTCAATAGATGAAGTTTGTTGACTTCCTTCACCTCCTTCAGGAGCACCACCATTTCCATCAGCTCCAGTTCCATCATCTGGTGAAAGTAATGGTTGATACCTACATAATCCTAAATTGACTAACATTTTTGTTCTAAACATAAATAAACTACCTCCCATTTTTAAGTGTTGTCCACTAATCCGTTTAAGCTCGTCAGCTATTCCTCACAGTTTAAAGCCTTAAGAGTTTTGGGCATAATAAAAAGCCTTAGTTTCCTAAAGCTTAATTAATCTGCAAGCATCCAATCATCTTCTGTCATATCAGCTTGAGATGGATGCCATGGATTTAAGTAATCCCCAATAGTTATATAAAAATATTTACCTCTCATTTTGCTATATTCATCTGGTACTTGCATTTGAACAAACATCCCTGACTTATGCCATGATTTCTTAGTTAATTTAAATCCTCTCTTTAAATATTTTATAGCTTCATCAAATCCAAATAAGACTTCCCCACACTCTCTCATATTGTAATTAACTAATAAACTTTCTATTTCATTAAAGCTATTTGCCAATGCTGCAGCTCTTATCGAAATTCCCTCATAAGACTTTAATATTAAGTCATCATTATAAGCATTTTTATAGTACTCTAGCTTTTTATCAAAACTTTTCATCTCATTAATTATTATTTCTGGTTTCTCATTACCTTTTGTCCATACTTGAACTCCTATATACTTAACTCCACTCTCTTTTGCTTTATTAAAAATTAATTCTAAGTCTTGTTTTTGCATAATTAATCCCCCCTTAATACTTTTTATAGTTAGCTTTATTTAAAATAGTTAACTTTCTATTTACCGCATCTAATCTATTTTTCAATAACCTATGCTCTTCTATATGTTCTTTGTGTAAAGTAACATCCTTATCTAATATCTCATTAGCTTTCTTTTGCTCCTTGTTTATTTTATTACAAGCTTTAACAACTTCCTTATTGCTTTTTATTTTCTTAATATCAACTACAATATATGTTGCCAGTATGACTATAATAATCATATTAATAAAGGTATTTATCATACATTATCACTCCTTAATTTTAAACATAATAAAAGCACCTACTCTTTATATCTAAGTAAGTGCTTATTAATCTATCGGTGTTTTATCCCAACCACATTTTTCACATATTTTATTTGCTTCATCAATATTGAATTCATCTTCTATATGTTCAATATCCATATCATCATTTCTTACATCACCAATCTCCATACAGTAGGCTCTTGTAATCTTTCTATTTAATAATGGACAATACTTCTTACAATCTGCTGATGGCATTATACTACTCCTCCTTTACATATTTATTATACTTATTTCTCCACTTCTGGGGCACTGCAGTAACTAACTCATTTTTTAGATTTACAGCTGAATACCCATCTTGTGAAATAAACTTAACTGTTCTTCTATTTGATTCATAAATAACTACTTTAGCATTATCTATGAACATTTGTGCATTTTCTAATGTCATATTTGCCCTATCTGATTTATCCATCAAATTATCTTTAGCGTGTTGTGTCATTACTGATAATTTAGGTTTATAGTTCTTAATAATAAACTGTTTTTCACTCATTTTCTCAATATATTCTATATTATTCTCGTTAAGTAAATTAACTACTTGTTTATCATTATATTGTGTTTGAACTCTATCCCAAGACTTACTATTATTATACTTCAAATTCTGAAACTCTTCCAATGTTTTTGGTGATCCATTCCCTAAAATTGATTTATAATTTTCATATTGCTTTAAATCGGATTTATAGTTTATCTCTTGGATACTTCTTATGTCTGCTTCTTCTCTAATTCTATCTCTTCTAAGCTGCTTATTATTATTTAAGTGTTCTTGTAACTTACTTTCCCACTCCTTAACTTTAGAATCAGCCATAGCTCTATTATCTTCATCTAAAGTACCTTCTCTAAACCTCTTCCACTTCCTAATCTGTCTTTCCATATATCTTTGCTCTTGTTCAGCTTTATAATTACTTAAGGCTTCTTCTTCATCCTGTGCTTGGGGTACTTGAGTTATACCTGGAAAGTAAGTTGTTAATGTATGTCTACAGTTAGGATGTAATAATCCACCATCTATTGCTTCACTTACTAACTTATATTTACCTTTGTTCTCTTCTAAATACTCTTTACTTGGATGACTAAATACATCATCAATTAGTATTTGTCCTTGCCATGGTAAACACTTCTCACAAGTATTCGCATGAGCTGAGACAACAACGGTATATATTCCCCACTCGTCTCTCTTACTACCTTCGCCTAAGAAAGTAGCTCTTTGACTTGCTGTTCTAAGTGCCATTTCAGCATATGAAGCAATATTAACCCTCTTACCATCTTTATACTCTACACAGTTAATACCACTAGCTAGAAACTCCTTTGTTGCCATGTCTATAGCTTGGTTCAATGTCTTAACTCCTGCTGACATATTAATTTGAGCTTTATATATGACTTGTCTATATATATCATCCATTTTTCTTAATACTGCAGCACTAGCTTTTCCTATATCTTTTGTTACTGTATCTTGTAATGCATTTAATTTCTTTTCATTTACACCAAAGAAACTCTCTTCTTGAGGTACTCTAGGTTTTCTTCCAGTAAGTGTTGCAATATAATCCCTTACCTTTTGTTTCTCAGAGGTATCTTCTGGAATACCTACATCACCTTTATTGAGTCTTAGAAAAGCTCTTATTTTATTAATAGCTCTAGTAACTCTATTCTGACCTTTCTTATAATTACCCTGAAGCTCTCTATCAATGCACTCTTGTACTGGTCCGCTATAACTATCAATAATTTTCTTATTCTCTTTTCTGTACTTGTCTAAAGCTCTAAGCTTACTTAGCTGCCATTGTTCCCATGAAAAGCCTTCTTTCTTTTCTTCTCTCTTATGAAAATTAAAAGCCCTCTTCATAGAAGATATTAATTCTAATTCCATCTTCTCAAAGATTGCTCTTATATCATAATTATTCTTGTCCATCTATCTCACCATCTAGACTATTTTCGTTATCTATATTAACTTCATCATATCCAGGTACGGAAGGTTCATCCATTACTGCAACTCCAGTCTGCTCTTTAATTCTCTCAACCTCTTCTTTTTTCCATTCTTCTGTTTTAGAATCTCCCCACATTTCATC